GTACCTTGTCATCCATTGTTCTACTCCTCACTAGAAACAGATTTAAGCTTAGGTCCCTCTGGTCCTACAAGGGTGTAGCCGTTTGGGTACATTCCAGAGCGGCAATGAGAGACGCGGTGTCCTTGGCCTATGCCGTGCTTATGCGTCTCCAAACAAAACTTGCAGTCAAAGACCCAACAGCCATTCTCCTCTCGGCACTTAATTACAGGGAAGTTATCCTTCATTTGCACACTCCTCACACACAGTAGCATCCTCGCCCATGATCATTGTAACCCACTCACCGCAACCACACAGACGCTCAACCTCACCGCCGCCGCCACAAGCATCGCAAGTCTCCAACTCACAATACAACTCACCAATGTCACGACCCGCATTGTGAGGCATCGCAACCTCTACCTCCACGGTTCCCGCACCTTGGCACTCGGAACACGCTTCCATGATTGGCGTCTCTTGCAGCCGCATGAACTCCTCTTTCATCTTACCCATCACTATTTCCTCCCATTATTTTTATAAATTTCACTTGCTTCATGATCCCATAAACCTCGTCAGTGACGTCCTCGCCATCGTACTCAACCTCCATGTCAGTATCCCCGAAGTCAGGGTCCTCCGCATACATCTGACCAAGGGCGTCAACCATGTCCTCTCCCTCTTTCGTTTGGACATAGAACTGGATCGCGCCGTTCTCACCCTCATACCATCCACTCAACTTACCCATCACCACTTCTCCCCGAACACTTTGCGAAACACTTCGTCTAATAGGTCTTCCATCTCACGCTCAGTCATTTACTCTCTCCCTTTTGTATCGGCGAATGGTGTGAAGGCTTTTCTTTGCTTGGTAGTCGTCCTGTGTTGACGAATTGTTGGCTACGCAAGCAACGCGGCGCCCTTGATGAAGAAGAAAATAGTGATCCTTCTTCTTTACTACCTCCCATGTGTCCGGCAGCTCTTTGAGCTCGTCCCGCAACACAGGATGGATTTTTCTAGGTATCGTCTGCATGATCATTTCTCTCCTCTCATCCACTTTAGGTCCTTGGTTAACGCAGCCTTGTCCTTGGTTAACGCTTCTAGCTTCTGGGTTAACCGCGCGATCTCGTTGCGCTGTGTTGCAATTTTACTTTGCCCTACCTCACGCATCTTCTGCATTCCTGCTCGGTATCCCTCATCATAAGCATGATCACTCATCACACTGCCTCCTCTTCTAAATCCGGCTCCCATGAATTGTCCTCGCCGTGAGAATACGCACCCTCAAACATTTCACCCTCGTCTTGGTACTCAGCCTCAACCTCAATGCCCATCGCATGAAGACGATCCCACACAGGAACAGGCGGACCCCAAGCAGTCCAACAACGGAACGAGAACCACGCAACCTTCTTATCATCCGAATATTCAAGACCATCTTCGTCAATGTCTGAACCGCAGACATCCCACTTCGTACCCCAGTTCTCGCACCTCCACTTATACCACTCAGGCAGCACCTGATCCGGCTGCGTCTCCTTGGCCCACAACTCAAACGGCATCGGCGCAATCGTGCTGCAAAACTCTGGCTCCGACTTAGACAACGCCAGATGTAGGTGATGGATCAGATGGCTCGGGCCCCGAAGGTACACTTGTTGATAACAATGATTAGGCATTACACTTCCTCCACAGGTTGAATATAAGTTTCAGTGTCCAACGTGTTCTTGTTGCACATCTCATCGAACACCGAAGCAGGGGCCTCGTTGCTGATGTACTCTATCAACTCATCACCCTCTAAATGTGCAGGAACCTCGTACTCAGGATACCAAGTCTCTTGGCGCACTACTTGGAACGTAACTATTTTTGTATTAGACATCTGATTTCTCCTTCACGAAATAACCAATCAGGATTCCCTTAACTTGATCCTCAATATGATTGTAAAACTCTTGCGCCTCGGCAGTGTAATGAACACTGCCATCAGTGTGCGTTCTGTAGGTGTCACAACTGTACGCGGTCCACGCATCATCAAACCATAACTTAGATATCAAATCGGTGGCTTCTGTTAGATTGCTCATCACGCTGTCTCCTTCCAGATAGATAACGCCTCGTCAAAAGGAAGGTCGTTCAAAACCACAGCAACACCCGCCGCACGGGAAGGCCGCGTCTTGTGAGCAAACACACCCACCTTGTCAGCAAACTGAAACAGAAACTCCTTCCTCAACTTGCTTTTCAACTCACGCGCACTGAGCCAATCGTTGACCTGATCACAGCACCAAAATTCTAGGCACTGTTCCATGCCTTCTGGAGACCACTCGGTCACAGCCGTGCGGCGTAACCCTGAGAAGTAACGAGACACATCACGCATCTGCGCACGGTAATCGCCCTTGAATTTAGGGTGAGGGTAGTCACGGTCCGCGCCCCCATGCCCATCGTTGCTGACAATAGCAACAGGCTTTCCGTCCACATATAATGAGGCTTGGTAACAGTGGGTCTCTTCAGATGCCCAAGATGTATGCTTGATGTTCTTTAGTTCTAGTTTCATGGTTCTTGCTCCTTTGTAAGTGAAAGACAGAGAATGACCCCCGTCTACTTGTGGTCTATCAACAATAGAAGGCCGCGTCAAATATTATTTTGGGGATAATGGTGAAAAGTTCTTGTGCCTCGGACCTTGGGCCTGTACAAAAATTAGGTGCTCTTTACATAACTGATAGTGTGATTCGTCACACTCGTTACAGCCCGTTACACCTGTGTGTAACGGGTTTTTTCTGTTTATGGGCAGGGATTTAGGGGTGATTTCTGAGTTCCCTATAGGGTTCTGGCTGGGAGTTTTGTTTTTTATTTTTTTGAAATCTTCAAAATGGTGTAACGAGTGTAACGAGGGTGAGTTGTGTGTTTTAATGTGTTGTATTCACTCAGTGTTTCTATCCTAATCCGTTACAAATGGTTTGTAACGAGCTGTAACGAGCTGTAACGAGTTCAATAATGGATCTTGTTCTGATGTCTTTGCTTTCGGATTTAGGAAATGGATCTGGAAAACCCCTATAGGAAACTCACCTCTTGAAGAGGCGGCGCCCCTTGTTGTATAGTGCCAACAAGTAATCGTTCTGGAGGACGCAGTGGGAAAGTATGTCAAGAAAGTGTACCCCGAGGGGACAGCCATCCGCTCCAATGGTAGGCCCGACCCTCGCAAGGGAAAGATCACACCCAGACAGGAAACCTTTTGTAAGTTGGTCACCGAAGGCATCTACTCGAATGCAGAGTGTGCTCGTCGCGCTGGGTTTGCCGCAGCCACATCTCATGTGTACGCAGCGAAGATGCTAAACGGGGAAGACTTCCCTCACGTTTTGGAGCGCATCCAAGAGATGAGAGAAGAGCGGGAGCGCAAGTATGGTGTGAGCACCATAGGCCAGCTTAAACGGCTGCACGATCTGTCTCGCGGCGCCGAAGAGGCGGGGCAATACTCCAGCGCCATCAACGCAGAGAAAATTCGTTCCGCTCTGGGTGGTCTTACCATCGACCGGAGAGAGAACATCAACACGATGGATCAGATGAGCCGAGATGAGATCACCGCTCGATTGGCTGCCTTGCAACAACAGTACCCCCAAGCTTTTCAGATTGAAGGTACACCCATGAAGGATGTGACACCAAATGAGCAAGGGACCAGAGGCGAGATTTTGGAATATATTGAAGGGCAGCATGCCACCAAAAGGGTACGCCCAGAGGATTGAGAACAGGGCCGGAGGCGGTGTGCCTGATGTGCATTGTATGCTGAACGGTTTTCCGTTTTGGCTAGAATTGAAGGTAGCAAATAAGTTTATCGTAAAACACTCCCCTCACCAGATTGCCTGGCATACATCGTACGCCGCCCGTGGCGGCCTCTCATTCTTCTTAATAAACTCCCTCTCTTCGAAGCAAATACACTTAATCGAGGGCCGAGAAGCGATGTCCGTGGCCCAAGCGCCTAGTTTCGAGGGCCTTGGTCGGTCTTTTTCGGGCAAGGGGGAGGTTTGGGCTGCGTTGGAGGAGTTATCGGCTGCTCATTACGCTTGCGCGGTTGCAGATTTGTGAGCCCTGCGGCTCTGTCGGCGAGCCCTGCGGCTCTGTCGCCGGCTTTTTGTTGAGCTCTGCGGCTCTGTCGCGCTTTTCCGCGTCCGAGGAACGAGGACAAGAAACAGTGTGTGCGTCAGCACTCAATTTTTTCCTTTAAATATTGTCGCCGACTAGGCGACTCCTTTTTTCCTTTAAATATTGTCGCCGACTAGGCGACTCCTTATTTGACGTAGTTGAAGGAGGGACCGAAGCCCCTCCTCTTATATGTCATACCATGCCTCCCCTGTTTCTGCTCCCCACTGAGATCGAGGGGCGAGCTTTTGCCCACCCCCATTGTACTCTGTGCCGCAACCCTCGCAGTCGTTGGCCCATGTGCTGTAGCAGTGAACCTCCTGACCGCAGCTGCAGTTTACGACGGTGAAGGTGCGTGGGCCATCGACCCACTCTTCGGTTACTTTGCGTGTGTTGTTCATGATTAGTGCTCCACTATTGCGATTGATTTAGGTTGTGACCCGTATGCTCGAGGTCTGGTTCCAGTTGCTGACCCGTTGCAGAGTTTGCAGTCGGCGCATTGTACTCGACGGCCTGCCTCTTTGGATGCGGGGCATAGGACCTCGCGTGTTGGATCGACCTTGAGTATGTCTGATACGACCCTGAAGGTGCGACGACCAGCTGCCCAGTGAGTCAGAGCTTCCTCGTATGAGTCCGCTGACTGCATTGCGATGTCGGGTCTCCAGCCGATCTGGTGGGTGTATGCTGTGTGGTTACGAGCGTGACCTATTAGCTCATCCCAAACGTAGTCGGGTACGGCAGCTGGATCTCCGTATGTGCCGATGCGAATGAATCGCCCAGCGCCAAGTGCTCGTCGTGCATCTGGACTGTCGGCCATCGGGTAGACGCCGCGCTCGAATGCTCTGAAGACGATCAGGACACCCTGCCCGAGGTTGACGTAACAGCGTCGGCCCTTCGCGATCTTGCGCTTGGGGTCATCTGTTGGGGTGCCGCGCATGATGCAGCTTCCGCAGATGGTTGAGTCTCGGCCTGTCTTGCTGGCTTCGAGAGGGTTCTCCGTGGTCAGGATGTACGTCTGCACGACGGCGCCTGTCTTGGTGTTTCGGTTAGAGTATGTGGCGATAACCACAATGGGCTTTCCGTCGAGCTGGCTAGGCCCCTTGTAAATGATTCCGCTTTTCATGTTAGTTCTCCTATGTGTGGTGCGGGAGCCGAAGCCCCCGCTGGTTGGTTTACAATCAATATTCTGGACGACCCGACCAGTCGAGCATATCCTCGCCAATGGGGTGCATAGCCTCGAGCCAGTCCCCGATGGTATCGTGAAGGTCGTTGAGTTCATCCTCGAAGTCTGGGATCTCGAGATCTCTGATGTCGGACTGAACCTCCTCGAGCTTGGCGCGGGCATCATCCAACGAGTTGTAAGCGCGTTGGACATCTGCCAGCTTGTTCTGAAGATCATCCAGAGCCGCGGTTTGTGCTTTGTGCTTTTTGAGTGCTGTGATTAAGTTATCCATAGTGTGTGCTCCATTCTGTGGTTGAGGATAGAAGGCGCCCGTAGCGGGTCACCTCTTGCTTGTATGTGTCACCCATCTCCCAACGTCCGTCGGTGAGCGGTGACCGTGCTGCCACGAACCATCGCGCGTAGGGATCTTTGGCCTCGCTTGATGGCTGCTTGTAGGTTTTGAGGATACGCCACTCCCAACCCTGAGGATTGATGTAGGTGGCATATGGCGTATCGATGTCGGTTCCTTTACGGAATGGGTTAGGCATCTTCAGTTACTCCTGTGTTGACGATTGAGGCTGCGTAGTTCCAGGTCATCATGGCCGCAGTCCATAAGTGTAATCTGTCCTCCTTGCTGTGAGAGTTGATCCAAGCCTCGATGGTCTCGAAGCTATCGGGCGTGTTGAAGAGCCCGTGTGGTTTAAGGTGAGTCATTGTGTAGTCTCCTGTGTAGGTGGGGCGACCTGAGCCGCCCCGGTTGGGTTAAACTTCAGCCAACTCAGCGTCGGCTTTGGTGGTCTTGTCACGTTCTGACATTACAAGCTCGGACGTTCCTGTGTTGGCGTCGTACTTGATTCTGTACTGGCTGTCGTCCTTCAGTCGTTCGTAGGTTGAGTTAAGCATCTCGGAGAACTCATCGTACAGTCTTGCCTCTGGCGACCAGGAGTACAACTGCGGGTTGGTCTCGAGACTGTGCTTGAGTGCCTTGAGGATGTTCTTCATCTCCTGCGGTGTTAGGATTACGCGGATTGGTGTTTCAGTGACGGTTGAGTATTCAGTAACTTTAGCCATGATGGCCTCCTTGTTTAGGTTACAACTACAACGCACATAGAACTTCGTGCATTGTCCCATCTCTCTGCCGCACATTTAATCGCGCCGAGTTTACGAGGGAATCGTCAAGGGAGTTTAGCAGAGCGGCCCAAAATGCAAGATCTCAGGTTCTGATGCTACGTCATGGGCTCACTGGCACTGAGGGTGATCCTTGGAGCGAGGCACCCATGACGTTGCGTCAGGTTCTGTGATGTTGTATTTTGGGTAAACTCCCGACCCCTCACGCGCACATAAGCGTAGCGTTGGAGCATGTGGGGTTGACGACGCATTAAATGGGATGGCCTCCCGGGGGGACAATCCGCACGGGGGTTCATGTGTGTGTGTAGTAGTTTAAGAGAGAGCGGACCTAGAAGGCTGGCAAGGTACGTCATGTTGAGCAGCATGGAGCGAGAGAACATCTGAAGGATGTTCCCGTGGAATGGTGCTCGGCGTGTCGTACCGCAGACCCTTCTAGCCCGCATATTGGGATGGTTCCGCTGTCCGCAGCGCGATCCAACGGGGCGGCTAGCCGTTGGCCGACTGCCGGTTCGGAGACCGGCACGATCCCTCAAGGATCGTAGCTCTTGAAACTCTTGTCGCCGACCAGGCGACTCCGATCTTCCTTCCTTCCTTCGGGGGTAACTGGAGCCAAGCGATCTCGATCTGTGGCACGATGCTCGACCCCCTGACCCCCCTTTTTGGCACCCCACTCTGTGCCCGCCGCCCTTTATTGTTAGTACCTTAGAAAATGCTGGACCTAATTCCATTGGGCCACAAGTAGACCACAAGTAAACTAGGGCCCCCCACCTTTGTATCTAGCCCAGGACCAAGGACCGCGGAAAAATTACGGTGTATGTATTTTCATTTGGGATTGGTGTATGGTGTTGCTGTGAGGTTTTCTGGAGGGTTTAGGAATGTTGACGCGGGATGACATAGGCGATATTTTTTACCCTCGAACCGTGGTCCGTGCACCTTGGCCCAAGGGTTATGTTTGGGTTCCCTTGGCATTATTTTTGCGATGGGGCAGGTGACGTGGTTTGTGTTTTAGTTTTTGTTTCTTTTGGCCATGTTTGGGTTCCTGGGTCGGGGAATCTTTTGGTTCAGGGTTGTTATTACGATTGTGGTAACACGACGAAGGCTCGGTGGTATGACCGTGTGTACGCGATTCCGTACGACTCGGTTTGTGTAGGTAGGTTTGTTGAGTCATGATTGATCCGATTACGGCGGTTGGTTTGGCCACTTCGGCTTATAACGCTATTAAGCAGGGTGTTTCGGTTGGCCGTGAATTGCAGGATATTACGGGTCAGCTTGGTCAATGGGGCAAGGCTTGCAGTGATTTTGCCTTTGCTGAAGATCAGATCAAGAACCCTCCGTGGTATAAGTTCAAAGGATCAGACACTCATAGCGCCATTGAAATCTTTGCGCAAAAAAAGAAAATGTCAGAAATGCGTAAGGAAATCAAGAACTTCATATCGTGGACTTACGGCCCTTCTGCTTGGGACGAAGTTTTGCAAATCGAGGCTCAGATGCGAAAACAACGAAAAGAAGAGATCTACAAGAAAGAGGAGTTTAAACGCGCTCTAATAGAGTGGACTGTAGGTATTTTAGTTGGTTTAGCTGGAATAGCGGGACTTGCTATCGTTGGGTACTTCCTCGGAAAACAACAGGGGAAGTGGTAATGTGGTTTTTAGTCTGGTTTCAAGTTATGAATAATAACATTGAGCATTATCAGCTCAATCAGTTTACGACTGAGAACGAGTGTAGAGAAGCTCTTGAGGGTGCAAAAGTCTTGATAACGACAAGTCAAACAACGGTGTATTGTTTTGAGGTTATACCGCAATAAGAGGGGTGATTACGTTGTGTATGACAAAGATGGAAAAGTTGTTATAATAACGCACCACAAGAGGTACGCGATTGCGTACGCGAGGAGTATAGAAGATGGCACAAACGGTACTTGATGATTGGAAGATCCTGCCTCGTTTGATGATGTTGGCAGTTACTGTGCTGACATACCAGGCGGTGCATTGGTTTATGTCGCTCCCGGATCCCAGTGTTGCGCAGTCAGGGCTTGTATCGGTGTGCATGGGAGCATTAACAGGTTGTTTCGGCATCTGGATGGGCAAGGAGTCTAAGACTACGGTAACGAGCACTGCGTCTTCATCCAAGGTAGAGTATGAGGTGGACAAATGATACAGGCTCTGATCGGTCCAGTAGCTGAGTTAGCTGGCGGCTGGCTTAAAGGCAAGGCCAGCGCACAGGCTGCGTCTGCAAATTTAAAGCTGGTTGAGGCAGAGGCCAAGGCTACGATAATGAAATCAGCTGCGACGTCTGAGGCGGACTGGGAAAAGATTATGGCCCAAGGTACGCAGAACTCGTGGAAAGACGAGTATCTGGTATTGCTGTTTTCTATCCCGCTGATACTGAGCTTCTTGCCCTTTGAGTGGGCGAAACAGGCGGTTACGGATGGTTTTGCTGCGTTGGACACAATGCCGGACTGGTACAGCTATACGTTGGGGGTGATCGTAGCCAGTAGTTTTGCAGTACGGTCAGCAACTAAATTCTTTGGTGGTAAGAAGTGATGGAAAACTTGAAGTTACCTGTAGCTTTGGTGGCAGCAATGGCCGTGCAGTTAACGGCAGGTGTCTGGTGGGTCAGCCAGCAGGCCGCGACTATTGCGAGTTTGGAGGAGACCGTTAGCCAGATCGGTTCCAAGATGGCGATTGAGGACAACGTCAACCTGAAGCGGGACGTGCAGGACAACGCCCTCGAGCTGGAATACGCTTTCGTTGAGATTGAAGAAATCTGGGACGAGTTAGCTAACTTAGCTAACTCGATTAGTCAGGTGACGCAGTTGCAGCAACGAGTGGCTCTCTTAGAGAATGACATGAAATACATCATGCGAGATCATGATGGTATGATTGATATGAAAGGTGGTATGAAATGACATACAAACTTGGAAACCGCAGCAATGAGCGGCTTGAGGGGGTTGATCCTTCCTTGCAGGCTGTTGTTCGCAGTGCCATTGGGCGGTCTGAGCAGGACTTCAGCGTAATCTGTGGGTTAAGAACCCGCAAAGAGCAGGAAGCATTGGTAGCCAAGGGCGCCAGCCAGACCATGAAAAGCAAGCATTTGGGCGGTTATGCCGTTGATTTAATGGCATATATTGACGGGGGCCGTTGGGAACTGAATCTCTACGATGAGATTGCCGACGCTATGAAGGCTGCCGCTAAGGACTGCGGTGTTAAGATTCGTTGGGGTGCGGCTTGGCACATCGACGACTTTGGGGCCTATGAAGGCACGGCAGAAGATGCTATGAATGAGTATGTAGACTTACGTCGTTCACAGGGCCGGCGCCCGTTTATCGACGCGCCTCACTTTGAGATTATGGAATAGACTATGGCCGAAAAATCGTATCTTAATTACGTCCCTCCTGGCGCTTTGCGCGATGTTGCTCAGACGGGTTATCAACTACTGGATAACATCATTGGGTTTGACGATGGTTATGATACGACGGGCGAGTTATTGGGTCGATCCTTGGCCCAAGATCCTTTGGGCACGACTAAGGCTATTGGTGCCGGCGTAGTTGACGCGGCCAAGGCGGCCTATGCTGACCCGATGGGGACGCTAGGTAATATAAAGGACGAGTTTGTCGACGCCTTTACTTTGTTGAACACTCCGCTGCCGGAGGACGCCACTCGCGAGCAGATGGGTCAGCATCTTGAGGCTGCGAGTGTTTTGGCTACTGTGATCCCTGGCTATAAGGGTGTACAAGCGGGCGGACGGGCTGCCGTAGGCGGTGTAGATAACGCTCTCCAGGCGCAGGCTGACAGGTTTTATTACCCAGAGGGGTTCATACCCGCTCCAGTTTTAGCTCCTGGCTCTCGTATGATTGTTCCGAGTCAGACAGAGTACGGTGTTTTACCGTCTGAGGTTTTAGCAGATCAGTTTGAGTTGCCCATTCGCGACTTCGTCGGGGAGCGTCTTGGCTCTCGTATTGTTACGCCGATGGGCGAAGAAGTACGGGAAATGATTCGTCCTTATGGAGACGCTGATTTAGAGATTGTAGACAGCTATGATCTTCCAGACCGTGTTCAAGGCCAGTATGTGCCGGGCGAAAACAGAATAGAAATGGCCCCGTTTCACGATGATTATGTCAGTACGCGCCAACATGAGATCGCTCATTTCGACCAAGATCAATCTAGGCTTCCCTATCAGGAGGGTGGAACCAACCCGCCACGGATGGCTGCGGTAAGAGATCAGCAAATTATTGCGTTACGCGGCCTCGTAAAAGACTCCAGTATTCCCAAGGATGAACGCAAAAGGTACAAGGCCTTACTCAAAGAGTATCAGAATCTTACCCCTACGGAAATGTATGAATTAAACCCAGGTGAGATGTTGGCTCGTATTGCGGAGGGCAATCCTACTACAGCCCGTAGAGTCAGTGCCTTTCAGATGTTGAACCCATACATTGGGGCCGCCGATAATACTTATCTTAATCGTATTAACTCGGCTCTTAACACTGGGCTTAAAGGCTATCAGTACTTTGATCAGGTCCCAATGGACCTCAATCAGGCAAGGGTCTTCGATGATTTTGCGTATAATACCTATGACCCCCTTCGGCCTGAAGTAGACCTAGATCCATCTCGTCCTGCGTTTGCCGAAGGCCCGAGGATCAAGCAGCCTTTACCGCCTGAACTGCAGGCGATTCTTGATAACATAGACAAGTAGGAGATTAATTATGGGTGTAGTACCTTTAAAAGACGACGACGATTTCAAGAAGCACAACATGAAGGCTGTTGACACTGCGGCTGAGGAGTTGCGTTTGTTTGTTGGTGACGTTGAGGCTATAGATGCTCAGGTTTCTGATTTGAACCGTGACCGCCAGGACTTGTTTACGCTTGCAAAGTCTAAGGGTTATGACGTTAAGGCGTTGCGCCGGTTGATTGCGGAGCGCAAGCGCGATGCTGCGGAGCTAGAGGAAGAGCGGTTGGCGGTTCAGCACTACCGTGAGCTTTTGCTGTAGTCTTTACTTTGGGCTAGTTTCTGCTAGCGTCCCGCTCACAGGGGCAGTTTGGCAGATAAAACTTGAAGCAAACCGAATCATCCACGGGTCGATCGGGTGAGTACTTTGCGGCGTACGTCTTGGAGACGTACGGGGTAGAGGCGCATCGGGTAGACACTCAGTACTCGGACATCTGGTGTCGGGTTGGTGACGACGTTCGTGCGGTTGAGGTCAAGAGCTGCTCGCATCCTTCTGCGTATGGCAATAACGTACGTCCTACTTACAAGTTCAATGTGAAGTCCAAGAAGCATGGTTGGTATTGCTTTGTTGCATTAGACCGGCGGCTTGTTTTGTTCCGTTCGGTTGAGGACATTACTGCTGCTCAGTGCCACACTATTCGCGCTGATGAGTTCACGGAAGAGAACCAGCGCATATCTATTGAGAAGTTTTTGGAAAGCTGTTAGGATTCCGAGGACCGTGAACCTCGGACCTTGGAGATTGTAATGGCTGGCTTCGGTGGTTCATACAAAGACGTGGCATAAAGGAAAAGTACAATGGCTAAGTTATCAAAAGATCGCAAGAATAAATTAGATGCGCAAAAAAGACGCGCGATAAGGAAAGATATAGACAAGAGAGAGGCTGCTGAACAAGAAGGTGTCGGATTTAGCCCATTCTATGGGATGAATGCAAAACGGGCGTTAAAAACGGCTTATAAACAAAATGAAAAAGCTGATTTTGAAAACTCCAGAGACCTGATGCCAACGTATGATGGTCTAGATCGTGACCTTATTAACATTAAAAAATATGGCGACGATGCTATGAGATCCAAAGGGTTTGGCTCCCGTGCTTCAAACACTCAGAATTTTTCTGATGGCGGTTCTGTTCGCGGCGTTAAGTCTATCCAGACTTCCGGCACAGGCTTCTCAGGTACTTTTTGATATGGCTGCTCCGAACTATAGCCGCGCACAAGCGCCGCGCACGAGCTTTGAAGATCTGAGCACTCAGCAGCTTGCTACGGATGTTTACACTGCATTCCGCAACTCTGGGTTTTCGGATTCACAGGCTCAGGCGCTGACGGCGGAGGTCTATCGAGAGAACAACCTTCGCCCTGAGTATATGTTCGGAACGCACAAAGACGACGCCAACGAGGCGTTGAACGTAGGCATGCTTAGTTTTCAGAAGGACCGCGCCCCTGCGGTCATGAACTATCTGAAGGGTAAGGGCGTAGTTGCGGACGACGGGACGATAACACCTGGTTTTGACGCAATTCAGGCTCAAGCAGATTTTATCTTTAACGAGATGCAGACGGACCCCTCTTACAAGCGGACCCGTGAAGAGTTCTTGGCCAACCCTGAGATCGATCGCAGCGCGGCGGCAAACATTCTTGGCACGGATTACATTCGTTACAGCCAAGACCCTAAGTACCAGGGCGGTAATCTTGAACGCATTAACGAGGGTTATAACTTGCTGACCGGCGAGGTGGGCGACATCACTCCGGGAAGTGTTCTGGGATCTACCCGTCCCAGGCCAAGACCAGATGATCTACAAGCGAGCAACAAGTCTCCGCTTGACGCTATGGAAGCCTTGTCGTACTTAGAGTTAGCAGGACTTTCAGGAGGGGCGCCAGAAGCCGTGGACCTTGGAGCGAGGATCACCCCCGGTCGTGCGGGAAGTGGTGGTCGTGCTTTGAAGCGGTTAGGAATCGCTAGTTTAGTGTAATGAAGTATGAACCATTCGCCATTGAGCGTTTGCAGGACATCGTCGGCCTTGCCTTTAAGATGCAGCAAGAGTCGGATTTTCAAACAGTACCTTTTGATATTGATCAGATAGCAAACTCTGTGCTGCGTCTGGTTATAGATAACCCTAGAGGGTTTGGTGTAATTGCTTACACTGACGAGGGGGAGCCTGCGGGCATGTTGACGGGTAGTATTACGGATTATGTATTTAGTAAGGGCTCGATTGCGAGCGACTTTGCTTGGTTTGTTTTGCCCGAGTACCGAGGTTCGCGGACCGCGATCAAGATGTTGAAGATGTTTAGAAGCTGGGCGAAAGACAACGGCGCCACGGAGCTTTACATGGGCATCACCACGAATGTATCGAAGGACCGCACGGGTCAGTTGTTAGAGCGCGTTGGTTTTGACCATGTTGGTGGCAACTATCGGGTACGTTTGAATGGCTAATCTCGAGGCTTTACCTGACGACGTATTGCGGGAGATTCTTTCTCTTACGCAGGCTAACTCTAAGTTGGCGCTTCGGGAATCTGCGACCAACAATTTCATGCCGTTTGCTCACCATGTGTATGAGAACTTCATTGAGGGCGCTCATCACAGGATTATTGCTGAAAAATTGGAGCAGGTGGCTCAGGGGAAGTTGAAGCGGTTGATTATCAACATGCCGCCACGTCATTCGAAGTCTGAGTTTGCTTCGTTTTTGATGCCGGCGTGGTTCTTGGGCCGGAACCCTAAGCTCAAGATTATTCAAGCTACGCACAACACCGAGCTTGCGGTTCGGTTTGGTCGCAAGGTGCGGGATATGATTGACGATCCTGCGTACAAAGAGATTTTTCCTGACACCAATCTGAAAGAAGACAACAAGGGCGCTGGTAAGTGGGGCACTGAAAAGGGCGGCGAGTATTTTGCGGCTGGTGTTGGTGCAGCGGTCACGGGCCGTGGTGCGGATTTGTTTATTATTGATGACCCTCACTCGGAGCAGGACGCGATGAGTGAGACGGCGTTTGACCATGCGTATGAGTGGTACACTTCTGGTCCTCGGCAGCGTTTGCAGCCTGGGGGTGCTATTATTCTTGTTATGACCCGTTGGGGTAAGAAGGACTTGACTGGTCGGTTGATTGCAAACCAGTCGGCTGATCCCATGGCGGATCAGTGGGAGGTTGTTGAGTTTCCTGCGTTACTACCTTCTGGTACTCCTCTATGGCCGGAGTTCTGGGACAAGGACTCATTGCTTTCGATCAAAGCTTCTTTGCCTGCTCAGAAGTGGTCGGCTCAGTGGCAGCAGCAACCTACGTCTGCGGGCGGTGCTATTGTCCGCAAGGAGTGGTGGAGAGTCTGGGACAAGGACGACATACCGCCGTTGAAGTATATTATTCAGGCGTATGACACGGCGTTCTCTAAGAAAGAGAGTGCTGACTACTCTGCTATCACAACGTGGGGTGTTTTTGAGCATGACGACGACGGCAAGGACCACCTAATACTTCTGGATGGCCAGCGCGGCAGGTGGAGTTTCCCTGAGCTAAAAGAGGTTGCGTTTGAGGAGCACCAGTACTGGGAGCCTGACATGGTAATTGTTGAGGCAAAAGCCACTGGGCGCCCGTTGATTGACGAGATGCGATCCAGGGGTATTCCTGCGCTTGGATTCTCCCCCGGTAGACGAGCGGGCGGAGGTGGTGTAGACAAGACTACAAGAATGCACATGGTATCACCCCTTTTTGAGGCGGGTTTAGTATGGGCACCACAGGACAAACGCTTCGCGGAAGAAGTAATTGAAGAGGTATCTTCTTTTCCGAATGGTGACCATGACGACTTTTGTGATAGCATGACCTTAGCTTTAATACGTTTCCGCCAAGGCGGGTTCGTTATGATACATGATGAAGAGAACTTGGACTTCAGGGATCAAGTGCCTCGCAAACGGGAGTACTATTAATGGCCCTACCTCCTCAGCCCTTCGGGAACATGATGGATCGCAACAATGTTGCGCCTGACATGCAGCAGATGGACACCAGTGTTGAGATACCTCTGAATCTTCCTGAGGAGTTTGAAGGTGGTGCTCAGGTTACTGAGACCCCGGACGGTGCTTTGATCGAGGCTCTTATGGGCATGGAAGAGATGCCTCAAGAAGAGTTGATCACGTTTGACGCTAACCTCTCCGAGTTCTTAGAAGACGATGTACTGGGTGATATTGCCTCTGATTTGGTGGGTGCGTTTGAGGACGACTTGTCCTCCCGTGAAGATTGGGAAGACACTTACGTCAAGGGGCTTGAGCTTCTGGGCGTAAAGACAGAAGAGCGCAGCAGCCCGTTTGAGGGGGCCTCCAACGTGACGCATCCTCTTGTAGCCGAGAGCGTCACTCAGTTTCAGGCCCAGGCCTACAAAGAGTTATTGCCTTCAGGCGGCCCAGTTAAAACCAAGGTTCTAGGTCTGGAGAACGCGGAGACTGAACAGCAGGCCAAGCGGGTGAAGGACTACCTGAACTATTTGATCTTGGACCGCATGGACGAATACGATTCTGACACTGATCAGATGTTGTTTTATCTCCCGTTGTCTGGGATGACGTTTAAGAAACTTTACTTTGACCAAGCCAAGCAGCGCCCAGTTGCTCGTTTCGTCCCAGCTCAAGACGTTGTTGTACCGTACAGCGCCACGGATTTGCGTAGCGCCCCTCGTATTACGCACGTTCTGAAGATGACGGACAACGAAGTCCGCAAGATGCAGGTCTCTGGTTTCTATCGTGATGTTGACTTGACCGACGACGGCGACGAAGAGGTTAATGAAGTTCGCAGCAAGGTTGACGAGCTGCAGGGTACATCGCGCACGTCATACACCGATGACACACGCACGGTCCTTGAGATGCATGTTGAGCTGGACCTTGATGGCTTTGAAGACATGGGTATGGACGGAGAACCTACCGGCATTAAACTTCCGTACATTGTTTCAATAGATCGTAGCAGCAACACAATCTTGGCCATTCGCCGCAACTATGCTGAGGCTGATTCAACTCGTGAAGCTATTCCGTACTTTGTCCCGTACAAGTTCCTTCCAGGTTTAGGGTTCTATGGCTTCGGTCTGACGCACATGATTGGTGGGCTAGGACGCGCCGCGACTAGCATCTTGCGCCAGTTGATCGATGCGGGGACGTTGTCTAACCTGCCGGCGGGTTTCAAGGCTCGCGGCATGCGTGTTGCGAATAGTGACGAGCCGCTGCAGCCCGGAGAGTTCCGTGACATCGACGCCCCTGGCGGCAACATCCGCGACGCTATTATCCCACTGCCGTACAAAGAACCGTCTGCTACTCTGGCCCAGCTTCTTGGTGCCCTGGTTGATGGCGGACGCCGTTTTGTTTCTGTTGCGGATCAACAGGCGCAGAACATGGGCCAGGAGCAACCTGTAGGCACAACTGTCGCTCTCCTTGAGCGCGGGATGAAAGTGCTGTCGGCAATCCACAAACGCCTGCACCACGGCCAGAAACAAGAGTTTAAAATCCTTGCACGGATTGTTTCGGAAAACCTGCCTGCAACTTACCCGTACCAACTCGAGGGTAACAACCAGCAGCTTAAAGAGCAGGACTTTGACGGTCGGGTAGACATCCTCCCTGTCAGCGATCCGAACATTTTCTCTATGGCGCAGCGCGTTGCGCTGGCTCAGGAGCAGCTGAAGTTAGCTCAGTCGAACCCTGAGATGCATAATGTTCACGCTGCTTATCGTCGTATGTATCAGGCCCTTGAGGTTCAGAACATTGACGAGATACTTCCGCCAACGCCCAAGCCGCAGCCTATGGACCCAGCAATGGAGAACGGTCGTGCGATCGTCGGCACACCTCTGCAGGCGTTTCCAGATCAGAACCACGAGGCGCACATCCAAGCGCACGTTTCGTTTTTCAAACTGCCTTTGGTTCAGGCCACGCCTCATGCTGTTGCTGGTTTACTTGCGCACATCATGGAGCATATCGCCTTGTTGGCTCGTCAGCAGATGATAGAGCAGTCCCAAGAGTTGATTCAGCAGGTGCAGATAGCCGCCCAAACAGGTGCTATTGATCCGCAGCAGGCGCAGCAACAGATTGCTCAGACACAAGCCGCTCTGCAAGATCCTAAGCATTCTGCCGATTACGCCGCTCTTTTGCAGCAGCAGATCCTTGATAAGATGCTTCCTGAGATTATGCCACCGGCGCCAGACCCAATGGCAGACCCACTGGTGCAGATCCGCAATAGTGAGCTCCAGCTCAAGCAACAACAGATTATGCAGGACGGCCAAATTGACCAGGCTAAACTGCAGATGGACCAAGCCAAGCTGGAGCAGAAAGCCGCTTCGGAAGCTGCTCGCTTAGAGCTACAAGAAGACGTGGCAGATGAGCGTAACGATGTGAACCGTGAGCGTATCGCGGCACAGATGCAGATGGCTGCCCAGCGCAACCAAGGAGGCAGCTGATGCCTTTGAAGAAGGGTAAGTCTGACAAGACCGTATCTTCCAACATCTCGAAGCTTCGGGATGAGGGCTACCCGCAGAAGCAAGCTGTAGCGATTGCGTTGAATACAGCTACACAGAAAAAAGCAGAAGGTGGAGTGATAAAAACATTCAGCCCAATTGCTCGTCCCCAAATGTTCAGAGGAGTATTCTGATGCCGTCTATTACGATTACCTTTGGGGAGATGACCCCCGTCGACAAGTATGAAGAGACTGAAGACGGACTGAGCTGTCCTCTTGCTACGAAAGACTCTGACCTGAACAACAAGAATCGGGAAGAGGCTATCGAGGTTGCTGATTACCGAGATCCATCGGAGAGCGGCGCTTTCCGGTTGAGTGATGTTTGCGGAAACTGTGCTGCGTATAACCAGACAGAAGAAATCCTGGAATGCATCGGAGATGACTCTGGTCAAGTGGGCTACTGCCAGCTCTTGAAGTTTTGTTGCTCCGCGGAGTATACATGTGATAAGTGGGTAGAGGGTGGTCCAATCACCTCTGACTTAGAAAATGATTATGGTGAGTACCTATAATGGATGTTGTAGACTTCGCATCACGTGTGTATAAGTTGTTGCGTGAGCGGGAGCAGTACATCAAGGATGTTATGGCGTCCGACGGCCTTCCAAACTGGGAGGAGTATAAAAAGCTGGTAGGAGAGTTACGGGGGCTATCCTACGCTTCGGCTGAAATGAAGTCCCTGCTGGAGAAAAACGCAGATTATGACGAAGAAACTTTATCTTCCTGACCATGTTGCGCAGAAAATCAACGCTGAAAAAGCAGCCAAGGCTGCTGCTCCTACTGGAGCTAGCGCGGAACCTTCTCTCGACAGTTCGTACGTGGACCCTAAGGACCGCGTACTAGACCCCTCCCTTGTGGAAAAGCCCTTACTAGATCGCCTCCCTCAGCCGACAGGCTGGCGGGTTTTAGTCATGCCTTATCAGGTAGAGACTCAAACTAAGGGCGGCCTGTATATACCGGATGAGATTCGGGACCGTGAAAGCGTGGCGACTGTTGTTGCTTACGTTTTGAGCGTTGGGCCTCTTGCCTACAAGGACGCCGACAAGTTTGGGCCCGACTCTGAGCCGTGGTGCAAAAAAGGCGATTGGGTCTGCATTGGCCGGTACGCCGGCTCCCGGTTCAAGATCGAAGGTGGAGAGATCCGCATCATTAACGATGATGAAGTGATCGCCACTGTTC